CACTGCCAACTAGCGATGGTGTGACACTGAACTACAATGCAAATGCATTGAACGAGGGTGCGGTGCTTGGTACGGACTATGACTTTTTTCACCCTTCTGCCAATAAGGTACAGATTAAAAGTCTAGCTGCACAGAATCTCAAAGTAAGAGTTGTATAGGAGATATAAATGTCAAGAGCAAGAGATTTAGCAAGTTTAATGTCGCAGGGAAACCTGCTGCAAGATGGTGTCATAAGCACTACTGAAGTAGATGGCGTTACTGCTACATCGGCAGAGCTAAATAAACTAGATGGTGTAGTTGCAAATACAGCAGAGTTAAACAAATTAGCAGGTGTTACCGCAAGTACAGCAGAAATAAATAAGCTTACAGGCGTAACTGCTAGTACAACAGAGATAAATAAACTTACAGGTTTGACAGCTAGTACCACAGAGTTAAATAACGTAGCAGGTATAAACTCTTCTGTACAAACTCAGATAGACACAAAAGCACCAACAGCTAATCCTACATTTACAGGAACAGCTACTATACCTACATTATCTATAGGTGGTGTATCTGTGTCTGGAATAGGTACATCAGGAGATCAATTAGTAAAACTAGACTCTAGCGGAAACCTTCCTGCAATAAATGGTTCTGCTCTGACAGGCATACAAGGATTTTCGTATGCATCAACATTAGCATTTGGAGATTATTAAATGGCTGACACACTCGCAGAAATTCACAAAGCTACACTGCAATCGAGTGACTTTAACTCAAGCGGTGAAGCAACTTTGTTTACTACAAACAGTAGTACTAAACATGTAATAAAATCTATTCATGTAAAAGAAGGAGATACTAATTTTACTGTAGCTCCAACATTAAATGTTAGTGACCATGATATAGTTACACTTACAGCCAATGCTAGTGGTCAAGAAATTGTTGGGCCAAGTACGGCTGTTAAGTTAAAAACTACTACATTTCCATTAAGATATGAAGATAGAGAGTTTGTTCATCAGCAAGGTAGCAGTGAATATAACGCTATTACTTTTCCAACAGTAAATGAAGTAGAGGGTAAAACGGCTACCTTAAATACTAATAATAATCCTATTGGACATTCTAACTTTACTACAAATTATGCTCAAAGAGCAATTTACACTGAGCTTGGCCCAAATAATTATACTATGTTTATTTACTCAAATGGAAATAACCAAACACTTTTACAAATAAGACAAAGTAATGGAACATTAGTTGCTAATCACAGCGATGCTTATCATCCTTGGTGGTATGACGATAAGCAGTACGCTTATAGATACTCTGGTGCAGGTGGTTATATTCAAAGAATTGATGTCTATACAGGTACGTTAAACGCAACGTGGAAACAGCATGTTACAAATGTATCAAACAGTTCTTATTCGAGAATGATGGGTGTAAATGATGCACAGGGTAACCCAAAATATCTTGCTTTCTGGCCTACTTATAACCAAGGTTTTATGTATTATTATGATTTTGATAATGATCTAGTTGGCACTTGGATAAGCAATAATGTTAGCAATGTTGTTGCAGATTATTCAAGAACAATGCGTCTGCTTATGAAATCAAGCGGTGATATGTCATTTTTGTATATGGATAGTAATTCTACAATTCGTGAGTATCCTTTTATACCAACTTCGTCATCTACACCAACTTACACAAACGTAAATAGAAGTACTGGAGTTCAACTTTGGCCTACTCATGCACAGGGCATGGCAGTTGTAGGTAGTAGACTGTATTATTATTCTGACTCTAATTCTGGTACTCCAAGTGCTAGACTAGAATATATTGATTTCGATTTATCAGGTGACTCTCGATTTGTTGATACAGGGCAAACATTTCAAACAAATGTAGGTAACTACGGCTATAGTGTGAATTTAAACAAAACTATACCAACCTCTACAGAAATTTCTAATCGAACTTACAGCATAAATCCGTCATTCCAAATAAGAATGACAGGTATCACTAGCACTTAGGAGATAGCTATGACCTTAACAGTTGGCAATCAAACCCTATCGGTTGGTGGCGGTGGTGGTGCGTCAGGAGTATCAACGTCTGATGTAACAACGCTGATTAAAAATAATACTAGGTGGCAGTTTATTACTGAATTAACAGCAGATGCGAGTTCGGAATTAGAATTTACATCAATACCATCAAACTTTCATACAATAAGAATTCATTATAATGATTTAACATTCAATCAAAACTCAGCGGTTGATATGCGATTGTATTTAGATGATACATTAGAAACTGCCAATTCATATCGAACAGCGGGTCGAGCAAGTTCAAATAGTAGTCGTACTAATGTTTACAGTACTTATACATATTGGAGGCCAGTAGATGGTTTTGAATCAGGTGGTCAAAGGCATATAATGGGTTTTACCGATATTGGTGGAAATAAAGTTAATAGCCACTGTCAAATGTATAGTCGCATATCATCAGTCCATAGCACTTCACCTACGATGTATGACTTCTCAGGTCATTTAGATACTGGACATTTGAAAATGATAACTGGTTTTAAATTATACCCAGCTAGTGGAGTTTGGGCTAGAGGTAGCATAAAAGTATATGGGATAAATTGATATGAGTGAAAGAGAAAACCCAAGGTTTAAAACCACAGAGTTTGGCAGAATACAGTTTACCGAAGAAGAAGAAGTAGCCAGAGATGCACAAGAAAAAGCGTGGGCAGATGGTGCTTCTGATAGACTAGCAGCAGAACATAGAGAAACTCGCAATGAGTTACTTGCAGCATCCGATTGGACACAAATGCCTGACAGCCCACTGACAGACGAAGCCAAGACTTCTTGGGCTACCTATCGAACAGCATTACGTGATCTTCCTACTCATGAGAACTGGCCTTCGCTTGAAGATGCTGATTGGCCTACAAAACCGTAGGATTAAATAATGAGTGACATCAAGCTTACATCAGAAGAATTAGAAGAGATGCTAGACAACGCAGCTAGGCGTGGTGCTAAAGAGGCACTGCGCTCTATTGGCTTGCTTGATGATGATGCTGCAAAAGATATAATAGAGATGCGTAACTTGATAGAAGCGTGGAGAGATACACGTAGGTCTATATGGTCTACAGTAGTTAAACTGGCTACCGTTGGAGTCCTGACATTTATTGCAGGTGCGGTATGGATGACAATGGGTAAGTAAGGAATAAGATATGGCAATAGAAGCGTATTTACAAACAGACGGACGGTTTTATCAAGCTGATGTAATAGATTCATTTACCGCACCAGATGGAACAGTGTATGAAGCTAGAGCAGGACATGCAGCTAATGGCATTGTTAAAATAACTACTAATGAAGATGGCTCTAAAAACGAAGAGGCTTTGACTTATAAGAAAACTGTAGGCGTTAGATATAGAGATAAAACTGCAGAATCAACTGCTAGAAAAAATACTCAACAAGTAACAGCAGACTTTAATGCATTTAAAAGTGCTGCAGAAGCTGCTGCAAATACTACAGAAGCTATAGGGTATACTGATTCTGATGTAACACCTGGTGGAGGAGGTTTTCTTAAAAGAGATAAGGCTTCTTACGTAACATTGACTGATGCTGCAGGTAATTCTATAGGTACGGTAGGAACAAAAATAGGTTCGACAGGCGATGAAGTATCTGCATCAAGAAAATTAGCTGATGAAATTGTAAATATAAACAAATCTGCTATTACAACCATAGATGATGATGACACAGAAGATGACACAGAAGATACAACGGATGGTAGTGACGGTGCAGGTACAACAGGAACAGAAACAACAGGGTTAACAGCAGATGACTACATGCAGACTGTAGATCCTGCTGTAGCAGGTGGTGCTTTTCAAGCTGTAACTCCTCCAACAACTGTACAACAAGTACCTGCAGGTGGTGTGCCTATTGTTGATCCTGATGAATCTCAGACAGTAATGCAGCAAGTAGCACCAGTTACATATCAGAATGTAGTACCAACAGCAGGATCAGGTCCAAGCACAGTAGCGACAACAACACAAACAGGTGGCATGTCTGCAGTGCCATCTCAAGCATCTTTCAAAACACAGTACACAGGAACACAAGGCGCAGTAGCACCTACTCTTGTAACAACTCAGCCGGGAACAGGCGCAACTTATCCTGAAGTATTTCAAGGTTATCAGACTGTACCCTATGGTAATCAGCTAGGTCAGCAAATAATGATCACTGAGTTTAACGGTGTACCTACAACATATGTACCGCCAGGATTTACAAAGCTCACTGGAGAAGCACAAACTACAGGTGCTGCAGATGGTGGCTTGATGGAGAATATTACTCTAGAAGGTAAAGACCGTATCTTCCGCAAGATGGGTTACAATGGTCCTAAGACACGAGAAGGTCACGCCAAGTTTGAAGAAGCTAACCCTGCTGCCAAAGCTAAAGGACTTGCTATTGGTGGATACATACAGAAGTTTAACAAGGGTGGTGCAGTACAAAGATATGAGACAGGCGGTCTTACTACAGAGCAATTAGCTCAAATGCAAGCCAATGCTGTCAGGCAAACCATGCAGCCAATGCAACCTACTACAGCTATGATACAGCCTACTGCAAGCGAGTTCATACCAGTGGATGCAGGTCAAACTGTACCGATAGCTCCTTTTGCTGAAGCTGCTACAGTAGGAACTGTACAACAAGCTGCACCACCTATAGCTGCTGCACCTGTAGAGGCAGATGTTACTACTGTTACACCACAGGTAAAACTACAAACTGCAGGATTAACTGCAGCCACAGGCACACCTACAAAAGATGTTATTGCACAACAACAAGTTGGTACATCTATCACAGGCATGGAAGCGGAATTAGGTAACGCTATAAAAGTAGACAACCCTACAGCTAGAAAGTTAGAAACAGATCCTGTATCAGGTGAAAGTGAAATAATATCTGGTGCTGCTAATGCACAAACTGCTGCTGCATTTACTAAAGCAGTAAACGCTGCAGAAGCTACACCAAGTAAACAGGCAACAGTTGCAGGTCAGTTAGAACAACTAATGGCTGACTTTGAGGGTGGTGAGACACCTGCTTGGGCTGCAGGATCTATGCGTACCGCAATGGCTACACTCTCTGCTCGTGGTCTTGGTGCGTCAAGTCTTGCAGGTCAAGCTGTGGTGCAAGCTGCAATGGAGGCAGCACTACCTATCGCTCAGATGGATGCGGCTACTATAGCACAGTTTGAGGCACAGAACTTATCTAACAGACAGCAAAGACAGATACTTGCTGCACAGCAACGTGCTACATTCATGGGCATGGAGTTTGATCAAGCCTTTCAAGCTCGTGTAGCTAACTCTGCTCGTATCGGTGACATTGCTAACATGAACTTCACGGCTGAACAACAGATAGCCTTGGAGAACTCTCGTGCAGCAAACACTATGGAGTTATCCAACCTGTCTAACAGACAAGCTATGGTAATGGCTGAGGCTGCTGCATTGTCACAACTTGATATGGCAAACCTCAACAATAGACAACAGGCTGCTGTACAACAGGCCGCTAACTTCTTACAGATGGACATGGCTAACTTGTCTAACGAACAGCAGACTTCTATGTTCAAGACGCAGCAAAACATACAGGCTTTGTTCACAGATCAAGCTGCAGAGAATGCTAATGAACAGTTTAACGCATCTAGTGAAAATCAAGTAAACCAGTTCTTTGCTAACCTAGCTAACCAAACTGCACAGTTCAATGCTACACAACAGAACGCTATGGATCAGTTCAACGTCAACAGCGTGAATGCATTGCGTGAGTTTAACTCTGGTCTACAGCAACAGCGTGACTTGTTTAATGCACAGAATGGTTTGGTGATAGCACAGTCTAATGCTGCGTGGAGACAGAGCATAGCTACAATCAATACAGCTACACAGAACGAAAGCAACATGGACTTTGCTAAAGTGATAAACGGATTGACTGCAGCTAATATGGATCAGATATGGCAACGTGAACGTGATCTTATGAGCTTTGCATTCCAGTTAGAGAATAACAATGCTGATCGTGCGACAACTATTGCTGTACAAGAACTAGCCAATGAAGCAGCAGCAAGTAGTGCAGCAGCAAGTAGAAGTGGTTCCTTTGCACGAGCTATAGGATCTGTTGTTGGTGCAGTTATAACAGGCAAATAGTTAATAGGATAACGTAATGGCAGAGTATAAAACTCTACAGGGTTTAGATCTAGACATTGGTGGTTTTTCGGATTCTATTACTAGAAGTAAAAAAACTTTAGAAGAGGTATCTAGAAAAGCTCGTGGCATAGGGTCTAAGCCTGTAGAAGAAACAGAAGAGCTAGAAGAAGATAGCTTCTTTGATGATATAGCTAAACTGTTTCGAGATAATGGATACGAGCCAGAGCAACCTAGCGAAGATAATACGTCTACTATAAGAGACAGTATACTGAGTGATTACTCTGAGCTAATAAAAAGTGAAGTTATTCAAGATGTTATGAAAGAGCCTATAACATTAGGCGAGTCTCCAAACAAAC